CTCCATCGCTCACAAGGCATGGAGTTGAGGCGGTGGAAACTAATCATAAAATCATGAAACAAAAATTCTCAATTATTCGCACCCATTCAGCAGGTGTATGGTTTGGTAACATTAAATCGCTAAACGGTTCAATCGCTGTCGTTACAAACGCACGTCGCTTATGGTATTGGTCTGGTGCGGCATCTTTAAGTCAATTAGCGGTTGAAGGCACTAAACGACCCAATTATTGCAAATTTACAGTTACAATAACCGATGAAGATGGCGTTTATTTACCACAGGTTATTGAAGTGTTACCTTGTACTGAAGTTGCCGTTGAAAACATTAATGCCGTAAAGGAATGGAAGATTTAATCAAAAAGTTTTTAGCGATTGAGCCAATAGGTGACGGTTCCGGTTCCGGTGACGGTGACGGTTACTGTTACGGTGACGGTTACGGTTACAGTTCCGGTGACGGTTACGGTGACGGTTACGGTGACGGTTACGGTTACAGTTCCGGTGACGGTTCCGGTTCCGGTTCCGGTTCCGGTTCCGGTTCCGGTGACGGTGACGGTTACTGTTACGGTGACGGTGACGGTTACGGTGACGGTTACGGTGACGGTTACGGTGACGGTTACGGTGACGGTGACGGTTACGGTGACGGTGAAATTAAACAACCAGTTATTGCAGAATATCGCAAAGGGTTTTTAGATAAAGAAATCCATTCGTTTAAATCTTTTAACAAACAACCAGTTTATTATATCGATAATATACCCTGCGTATTCTTATCAATAATCGGCAATGTGGCAAAGGTGAATGTCATTAAAGATGATATGAGTGTGCAAAAAATGTACATTACTAAATCTGGTAACTTGTTTGCTCACGGTGACACAAAAGAAAGGGCTCTACGTGCGGTTAATGATAAGTTTTTTGCATCAATGTCATTTGATCAGAAAAAACAAGAATTTATCAAACTGTTCAAAAAAGATGGCGTATACCCTAACAGGCATTTCTTTGAATGGCATTATCATTTAACAGGAAGCTGTGAAACAGGGCGCTTGATGTTTGTTAAATCACATAACATTGACCTTAACGAAGGAATGAGTACTGTTACTTTCCTAAACCTTACTAAGAATGAGTACAACGGCTCAATTATGAATGATATATTAAATGAGTTGCAATGAAACCACTCACAACAAATCAAAAACAGGTAATCGCCTTTTGCGTACTATTTATCGCCTTAATGGGCTATTTGGTTAAGAATGGGTTATTGAAATGAAAACAGAACCAAATGACAGCGCACATCCTATTGTGCTCGACCATGCAGAGCAGGACTACAGCAATGGTTTAACCAAACGAGAATACTTTGCGGCAATATTTACAGCGGCATTTATACAAGCCCCCGGAAATCATCAACCTAATTGGGTAGAAGATAATGCTAAAATCGGATTACAGCAAGCAGATGCACTTATAGTCGAACTTAACAAGCAACCATGAAATCAGCAATCGAATTAGTAAAAGCAAAACGCGAAAGCCATACTAAAAAAGGCTTTAATTACGACCATGACACACAACACACCTCTATGCAATTCATCAATGCTGCAAAGGCTTATATGTATGGTGATAGTTATTCATGGCCTTTTTCAGACGGATTTAAATGCGGTGATAGTATTGAAGACCTTGTAAATGCAGGTTCTATGATTATTGCCGCTATTGACAGATTGCAACGATATGAAGTCGGCAAAATATATAAAGTAAACTGCAATCACCAAAAGGGTACATTTAAAGTTTTAAAAGTTAAAATGAGAAAACATGGCGACGTTTTTGTATCATTTACAGGACTTTCAGGTGATCTTTTTTCAGATACGCAAACATTTATGTTAGGTTCAATTTTTGATAATTGTACAGAGCCATTATGAAAGACCGCCACTACCGTTTTACAATTAACATTATCGGGCATAAGCGCCATAGCGTTGGTATCTATGCTTTAGATAAATATGTAGGCAAAAACAGGGGCGAATTTATCCGTAAAAAAGCGGCAAAAATGACTACCGATAAAATTACAATAGTAGTGCAAAATAAGGGGCGTGTTGACGTTTATTTACGGTAGGTATAGTATGATACCAAAAGCTAATAATAATTAATCCTATGGCAAAAACGACCTCAAAACTTTGTGAACATAAAAACACCATCCAAATCGGCACCGAAACAACGGTTGAGGTTTATTGCGTGGACTGCCGGGAAGTTATTAGGATTGGTAAAACTATAAGGAGGAAGAAATGAAAAACAATTACGATCTAAACAAAGATGTTCAATGTTGCGAGGTTATCATATCTAAGCAACTAACACGTGGAAATGGCACTACAGAACCGTTTAGGCGTATTACGCAGGTTCTAACTAAGTCCGGTGAACTTATTGCCGAAAATGATAGTGATACTTTTGTAAAAATGGATTTGGTTCATTTTGCAAGATACGTTTCTAAACTTGAAAGCATAACCATACAGGATGTTAATAAATGGATAGATAGTAATCCCAGCTGATATGACAACCTACACCCCCGAATACCTGATCAACGCCCTGGCAGCTAAGAGCAACCCGGTTATCGACGGCTTCTTCTACGGCTATTATGACGGCGAAGTTTATGTTTTGTTTACTAAGGATATTTGCGCTAATTGAGGGATGGAAAATCAAGAAATATACAACCCTATAAGTTGCGACCATAAAATCAAATCGGGCAAATATGCCGGATTTTCAAACTATGAATTACTTTCTCATAGTAGCGGCGGCGGCGGAGACTTACACCATGAAGTAAATTTATCTGTTTGTCGTGAATGTGGCGAGATCAAAATACAGGGTTGGCGAAATAAAGGTGTAGAAACGCATAGGTTTTGTGAAGAGTTTAGCATTTATTATCCCGATGCTGTTGCGGCAATAGTCAAAAATTGCAACTATATGAATAGTGAAACAGACGGGTATATTCCGTTTGTGCAATCCTAAATAACCCTCACCAGGTATCAACACTACGAAAACTGAATGATAGTATTGTCGGCGTTATTACCCAACCCGTCGCTATGTAACTCCACTACACAATCGGTAAAATTTCCGACCGTTCCTGTATAAATAGGGAATATATCAGAAAACTGTTGACCAGTTGACGTAACAATTGCTACGAAATTAGGATAGCGGGTGTAAAGGTTCAATGTAACTAATTCAGCGGGGCTTAAAGTATAGGTATCTGGGTCGCTTGTTGTTAACGTTTTGCTTATAGCGGCACCGCCAACTCCGGCATCTACATACTGTTTATCAGGTATATCCTGCGGATCAGTAAATAGTTTTGGTGCATCATAGCGCAGTATAGGCGTTACAATTACAGGGGCGGTTAACGGACTATCAATCTCATTAACCTGTAACTTATCAAACTTACCGTCTTGCCCTTCCATTACGCTGAAATCCGTTTAAAGAATAGTGTAACCATGGACCGCTGTATAATTGACATGGGCGCACCCAATCCGGTTGCATCAGCGTTACCGCCTGTTATCTGAATAGTTTTATCGTTAATTATACCGTTGCTTTCTAAGCCCTGTGGATTAGCGGCAGTCCCTGGGCCGTTCCCACGTACAGGGTCAGCGGCACCACTCCCAGATGGAGGTGAGTTAGTAGTTCTTACAGCATGGCCGTGCGGTGCCATTTGCGCCTTGGTTTGGCGTATGCTATCTGCACCTATAATATTATTCAATTGTGCCAACCCATATATAGGGTCGCCGTCAATATATCCTATGGCAACCGTACCGCCCCGGTCTGCGCTATCATTCCGTCCATCGCATATAACACACCCCTCGTAAGGGCTACCAGATTGCCCCAAGCCAGTACCGACGTTCCAATCAGTAACTAACGGTCTGCCCGAAACTTCTTCATACATACCAACAAATCCCGGTGGGAATGTTGGCGGCGTTGCGCCTGGTATGCCTCCAGCAGGGTCTTCATCATATTGCAAATAATCAAAACAAAAATCTGTTACCGTACCCGCCCCTGTAATTCCTGATAAGTATACTATTGTTGCAGCATCAAACGGAAACCCTATATTATAATTATGTTTGCCGACTGGAATATCAAACGTGCCAATTTCAGTACCTAAAGGTGTTGTTCCAATATTCAGCGTAAAAGCAAAGTCATTGCCAAAAATTGTTAAGTTCTTTAACAATGAGTATTTTCTGAATACATCAACAACTGCAAAATCTGCTGCCTGATCGAAATAGTTTTTTGCTTTTTCCACTACTGTAAATCCTTCGGGTGTATCTCCTGTTATTAGTTTTTGTAAAAATACATTTAAAACCGGCATAATTACAATACGCTGCCCGATAAATGGCGTGCCGTCCGGTTCTGCCCTTACCACTTCCCATTCGCTACCTTCTATATTTTGATAATATTCGCCGTCAATCTTTATTTGGTCGCAATCAAACAGCATATTTACCTTATCGCCTATCCAGTTAGGTATACCTTCAGCATTGCCTATAAACAGCGTAAATTTACGGTATGAAACAGCATTAAGTTTAGTTGTATTCTTTAATTGGTCGTTATAAATAACATCGTCACGGCTCGGTGTATACAGGTGTATGCCACCCTCAACCCGCATAACTATTATAAAATTATCCTCGAAAACAATACCAAAGTTATTTTCTGAATTGGTACACTCTAATAATATTGTGCCCGGTTGGTCGTCTGCAACATTTATAGGCTCGCTTTGGTAAACATGGTATGCGCTCGTATCATCGCTATAATCTAACTCGCAATAATAATCACCTTCACCATAGTTTGAAAAATCTAACTCAACCTCATAGCATTTAAAGGTAAAGTCAGGAAAGTTTTTGCCTGTATCGGTTGGTGTAATCGTATCAATTAATGCGTTAGTATGCAAATCACGCACATAAAAACGGCTATCATAATCAGCTAAAAACTGTATTTTAGTGGTATCGTTTGTTTGAAATTTCTGAAAATAACATTTATCATCCGAAAATAAGTCAAACGGAATAGTTTGATAACGTGGGTCTAAATTGGTTAATTCAACCAATCGGATAGGATTTATTAAAGGAACTTCAAATATTTTTGTACTCATCTCACCAAATTTAACAAATTATTATCCTTAGTTAGCAATAATTTAAATTCCCTTGGCGTATTTTTAGCTACATCAACCCCTGCGCTAATAATAAAGCCTCTATATGAATTACCGTCAAGCGTATAAGATATATAAGCCCCCGGCAAACTTCGTATTAAAGTATAAGCATCCCGAGGTAATTTAGTAGTTATATCAACCAAATAAGGCAAAAATAACTTATCAGCTAAGGCAGATACGCTATAATTTGAATTTTCAGTATAACGTATGCCATCAAGCCCAACGGTTGAAACCGCCGTATTTTTAAGCCCGGATGTGAACTTTATTAAATAGCCATCATATTTATCCAATATACCGTGTAAATAATCGCCGTGGCGAACTAAATTTCTTTTAGGGGTAAGTAATAGGTTGTAAACACTGCTCCCACCCGCAAGCCCCGTAATGCTTGTAAACGCCTCGCCCTGTATCGGCTGATAATAAGTATGTCCGCTTTCGGGTGTATCGCGTATCATAACAAAGAACGGGTCGTTATCGCTTTTAGTTGTTTCCGGGGTATTGCCCTGTATGCGGATAAACTCAATACCGTAACTATCAGCGCGAATTACAGACATCAAATTCAATTCTTTGGCAATCCTGATTATGGGTAATGAGTAATTTTGCTCACTATTTGGCTCATCCTTTCCGTTAACCACATCATATGTTTGGTCGGGATATCCGATTTTAACGGAATTGTAAATATAGGCTTCATACATAGATAATTTAGCATCCTGTACATTGCCAACATCCATAGATTGCAAAACATTTTGGTAGAAATAACCCTTAGCCTCTAAAACCGCCGTATCATTTTGTATACCAAATCCGGCGTTGGTTACGCTGTTGATCGATTGAAAGAAATCTTTGAAACTGATCTTAATTTTCGCATCCGTAATTTGCCGGATAGCATCTCCGCAAGTAATAGTCAATTGCGGCCATGCGGTATCTAAATGATATGATAAAGTAGGGTAAACCGCATCGTTCATTAACTCGATCAGCTTATCAAATACATATTTCGGGCGCAATGCCTTGCACATGGATGCAGGTGTAATTGTTTGATAAGCCAGCGATAATGTGCCGTCCGTAACCTGAAAGCCAACGTTAGTATTATTATCAGTAACGTTTTTGAAGTAAAAAAATAACCGTTCGTCTTTAAGCATTGAAGTTGTAAAATCCCATGAAAAATCAAACGTTCCAAAATTTGTAGTAACATCATATAGCGTAGCAACCAATATATTATCGCTCTTATAAACATTAACCTGAAAACGCTTTGCGCCCCCTGGCAACGTAGAAACATTACCCTTTAAATTACCCTGTACCCTAATATCAGTATCAACCGTTGCTTTGTAGAAAAAATTATCATTGTTTCCGTCAAATGAAGCGGCGCTATCAACCACAAAACCGCTATCCTGTACAGACGGAGTTACTGAATTTTGTTGATTATTAACTACCTGCAACCCGAAAAAAGCATCCGAACGGTGGTCTATATTGGGTATAAATATCAAATCGGCTGTTTCTGTTAATAATATCGGCGTTAATTGAATGTCTATCGCTTCGGGCACATTAACGGGTATTTCATACACCTGATTTTCGTATGCCTTTATAGCGGCCGATATACCGCCTTCCATAACATTAACAGTAAATGTATATCCTTCTAAAGAACTTGCATCAACAACGGTTGAAAAATCTATATCGCCCCGGTATATTTCTGAATATGTCCAATCCGAGTTATTAAGTTCCTCAATAACAAACTCAACCCTTCCCGCTAATCCATATTGATAAAATTCTGTACGTAATATCTTTGCCCCATCTAATACAAAATCCATAGGTATGGTAAACGTACGTATCATACCGTAATAACTTTCAGAACGGTCAAAAGTGATCAATGAGCCTTCCCAGCCTTTTGGTGCTTCGGGAATAACGTAGTTAAACAACCCCCGGACTGCAAGTGTATATCTAAATTGGTTGGGTTGTGTCATTTAGTTTATATTACGCCTAACATAATTATTCCATTTTTCGGTATTGGTAACGTACCCCTTTACGCCCTTGCTGGTTAAGATGGTGCCATGTACTGGTTTCGCTTTTGCCATATGGCTGTTTACCTTCCTCATTTCATCTAACAACCTATCATCAACTTGCCCCCCTGTGAAATTTATCTTTTCAGGCCTGGCTATCATATTTACCAAATCTTTATTTGATATAAATTTAGTACCGGCTTTTACCATGCCGATGGTTTCCGTTGGGGGGGTTAAAGACTGTGTGCCATCCGGATCAATACGCAATTCTGTACCGTGTCCGAAAGCGGCTAAACCTGTTTTTTTCATGGTGCCGCCGTCTTTGAATTTAGGAAGTGGTGTAGCTAATACGGTTGCCAATTCTAATGCGCCCGATCCTGCTATTGTTGCTGCAATGGCAGGATATAAAAATGCTGTAATTGGATTTGAAAGGTATGTTAATGCCTGCACCTCTGCTAAAGCTGTTGCCTGTATGATTTTAGCTACTGCAATAACCCTATCAAAAACAGCCTGATCGTGTTTTATCTTCTTCTCTTTTTGGGCAATGGCATCCTGTTGCGCTGCGGCTTTTGCATCAATGATAGCATTTTTATCAGCCTTCTCCTGGGTGGATAGCAAAGAACGGTCAACGGCCTTCTTTTCGGCATCGGCGTTTTTTTGAATAGCATCTGATTGCTCACTTAATGCATCCAACTGCCTTGTATACCCTGCATCAACCAGCGTTTTTATTAACTCAATGGATTGATTTGCTATATCCTTTTCTAAATTAGCTAAATCTTTTCTTGCCTGCTTAAGCGTATTTATATCATCAAGCTGCTTTTTGGTTTTTAAAGCACTTGCCTCAATCTCAAACTTAGTTAATTGGTCTTGGCTTTGCTGTAATTCTTTATCTGTACCTATGCCAAAGGCTAAATAATACTCCTGTAAGGCAATTATTTTCTTTTGGGTGTCAATTTCAATCTGAACCCGATTAACAGCGGTAGCGTACTCTGCTTGTGCAACTTTGTTATTATATTCAGCAACGGTTATTGTGCCTTTAGCGTATTGATCGGTTAATGATGTTAAATACTCCGATTTACTTTTTTCAAGAACCAGTAAGCGTTGGTTTTGCTCATCTCTAAAATCATCTACCTGTTGCCTTTCGAGTTCTGTTTGCTGTTTTGCGCCTTCTTTTAGTAGGTTTAAAAGTTCCTTTTCGGCTGTTTCTCTTATTTTTAATCGGGCTTTATTCCTATCCAAATCAACCTCGGCAAACTTATTTGAAGCCTCGGCCTGCGTTAAAACACCCAAATTACTGTACTTTTTAGTCAAGTCATACGCAGCAATATAATATCTATCAACAGCCGCTAATCTTTCTTCATATGTTGATTTTTCGCTTTCCAATACTGCATCTTCCTGTAATTTCAAGGCTTTTAGTTGTTCTTCATATTGTTGTTTTCTATTATCAGCGGCTTTGGCTTTTTGGGGTTTATCACTTCCATCAATAGCATCAGCTATGGCATTATTGCCACCAGCTAATTTTATTAAGAAATCAATATTATCCTGCAATGATTTTTTGCGCTCATTTGATAGTTTGGTAGCGGCGGCGGCTCTTTTACGTGCTTTATCCTCATTATCCCCCGCTAATATCCCTTCGCCACCCTCGCCGGGTATTCCTGCTATTGCTCCGCTTGCCACATCACGAGCCGATTGTGCCAATTCTTGCCCTAAAGCTACTTGTATTTTAGCCTGTTTTATATCTTCTTCGGCTCTTTGCCCTGCTAATTTAGCCACTTTCTCGTAAACGGCTTTAGCTAAAGCATTTTGTAAAATATCCTTTGTTAGTTGCTGATAGCTTGCACTTGCTCCACCGTTCAATATTGTTTCGGTTTTAATATTAGCAAATGTTTCAGGAAACTCTTTTTGCAAGGCTTTTGCGGCATCAAGCCTATCATGCATGTTATTGGTTACATCGGTAGCGGCCTTATATAAAATTTGAAGCTTAGTAGATTGTTCACCGTATTGCTTAGACGCTTCTTTTTGCACATCGTTATAACTTTTTAATATACTTTCTGTTTTACCCGTTTCAGAATTAAATATACCCAAAGCCTCAACGGCAGATGAAATTGCACCAAAGGCCAACGTAAATATCCCGGCAATCCCTATACCAGGCAATATGTACGCCAACGTACGTAAATAGCCCAATCCTTTAGTTAGCTGCCCTCCGATCTTAGCCAATCCACTTGCCTGTACTGCCGTATTAGTTTCAATAGCTGCTGTTTCTGCTGATATTTCAGCAGTTGTTATAGCTTTTGCAGCCCCTACCTGTTGCGTTTGCGTTTTATACGCCGCCGCCCTTGCAGCCGCTCTGCCTTGCGCTATATCATTTTCATTAACGGCTGTAGTCATAGCATTTTGCGTAGCTATTGCTTTTTGTGCCGCAGCTAATTCAGCCGCCGTATTTTCAGATACAACCCTGCGCCTTTTAGCGGCAATAGCCTCTTGTTTTGCAGCAATCTCATCCCGCTTAGCCTGTAACCTTATTTCAGAGGCTTTTATCTTCTCTGAATTATCAATGATTTGTTTGGTTGCCGCATCACTCTCCTTCGCCGCCTTAGTAAACTGGCTAAACGACACGGCCCCGCCGGTGGCTTTTACCAAAGCATCAGCCTGTTTTGCCGTAGCTACAAACTGTGTCTCTAAAGAAATTAACGCTTTCTCTAAATCGGCGACCTGCTTATTACTAATCGGGTCTACTACTTCGGTTATTGCTCCGCTATTTGGCATTTTTTAAGCTTGCTTTATATTTGTTCATTATAGCACAATATTCAGAAACGGTAACGATATGGGTATCTAAACGATACCCCATAAACTTTGATAATTCAACCATTACCGCATCGTAATCACTTTCTTTAACGGCATCACCTTTTTTGCTTTGTATGCCTTCCAATTCCTTTAACCTGTCATTTTTACGGATTAGCATAGCCTTTGCCCTGGTAATAATCATGCGTAGATCACGCTCGTAATGTTCTGATTGCTTAATGGGAAAGCCGTTTGAGGCTAATATAGTAGCTAACTCATCGTTATACCGGATAGCTAATTGCTGTACAATGGCCTCAATAAGTATAATTTTGTTTGTTAATACCGATATATCCTTTAAAACAGCTAATAAATGTAATTGATGGGTATCTTTTGATAACAACGCATACTCTGAATATATTTCTTCCCAATTCTCAATGCGGGATATATCGCCTGTACAAACTGCTTTAATGAAGTAATACATAGGCAAATCAGAACATGACTTATACTTAGCTAAAAGTAAGCCCTGTTTTTTCCGTAATATATTGGCGAATTTTAGCATATACAATTTCCGAATATACGATTTTGTTTTCTTTTGTTAACCCCCAAATCTCTTTGCCGTATTTGGCTTCAATTTCAGGCTCTTTAAAATCCTTGCTACCAACAGTAAATGCGTTAGGTGTTACCTCTACATACATTGCGCCGTACAGCGAACCAGTGAGTTTCAAATCGGGATGTAAAAATCCAGGCAACGGGTTTTTACGCTCTTTCTCCAGTGCGTATATGGGGCTTGAATACAACGCTAATCTCAACCCGTTACTATCAATAGACTTTTCATAGAGTTGCCCCTGATTAAGCGCAATTATCTCCCCCGAAGTTGCCTCAATAATTTTAGGTATCTCCGTTTCGAGGGATACTGATTGTACAGCTTTTAATAGTTGTGATATTGTACCCATGAAGTAAAGGTAAATAAATTTGTTTATATCATTTATAATGTGGTAATTTGTGGTATGGAAAAAATAGATACCAGGATGTTAGCCGATCATGTTAAGGCTATTCGGCAACAGGCAACTAAAGAGCAACGGTCATTTTGTAATATGATCAGGATATTACTTATCGAAGCATTGAAAGAAAGGGGGTTGATATGAAATACTCAACACATCTAACATTTAAGGATGTTAAACGTTTCCGAAAAAGTACAGCGAAAAGCAGAACTGCTAAAATAGTACGTGCTTACGTACAGTTAATTATTGATAACAATTTAGATAGTAATAATTACCAAATGGTATACACAGCAGGTTATTCAAATGATGATTTTGCTATGTGTCGTATAACTTACATAGTTGAGGCTATACCCATTATAAAATGGTGCAACTACAAAGAAACTATTGATTTTCTAAACGGACGGATTTATATCAAATAACCATGAATCCATGAAAAAGAACCGACAATACTATAAATCAAAAAAGCGTGTACTATCCCGACATAAGCAAAATGCAGATGCCGTATGTGCTGCTATTCGCATAGCTACCGAAGCGGTTATGAGTGCTATGCAAATTAAGATAGCCATGCAAACTCCACGCCCTAAGTTTCCGAGCGGTGGCATTATTGGGGAGGGGGACAAAGAGTTGTTTGCAGATAACCACGGTGATATTTTAATGCCAGGCGCTTATACTAAGTCTATTATTGAACATCAAAAGTTTAAATTAGAACATCTTATATCTAATCCTCAATTGTGGAAAGACAGATAACCTAAAAACCCGGCTCATCACCGGGTTAGTTTAATTGTTTATCTCGGAAAGTCGCCATCTAAGGGGCTATTGCCTGCATGAGATAGATATTCTGATTGTGGCGACATACCGTCCTTTACTACTTTCGCCTTCCATCTCTTCTCCTGCAAATCTTCCCAGGCCCCCCCCAGGTCAAACTTATCTGCATGGTGCTTATGTTGCTTAATAAATTCAGCCTTGCTATGTTTATTAGCCCACTGTTTATTAAATCCCATTACAATGTTAATACAGGAATACCCTCGAAGCCCTCAATACCGGCGTTGAACAAATCCAACGCTGAAGCTAAGCCAATCAACACACCGCCAGAAGTAGGGTAGTTAGGGTCACTTGCATCAACCGTCACCGTCCATGCTTTCAATGTAGCATCAACTACAACCGAGGTTATAGCGATTGGCTCGCCATTATCATTTACCGCAGTCCATAGCGCATCATCGGCTAATTCAGACGAATAGGTATCATAAAGATCAAAGCCATTGCATCCGGTTTTTGCTTTAATTTTAAGTATAGGCAGGTTGCTGCCTGTTGTTTCATACAAAACAATGTTTTGCAGTCCACGCAGGGCATTCAAATCGCCTATACTCATTTGTACAAAGCCAATCAGTTCATTAAGGTATGGCTTTTGAAATACCAAATCTGTAATGTAAGCGGTAACGTTGCTGCCATCATTCAGTTTTTGCGCGCTTTGATAGAACATTTCCAAAGGAATGCCCTTTAGTCCTGTTCCTACTTTCCAGCCCGCCAATACCCCGTTGTTATCCCATAAAATAACAGCCTTATTAGAACTGTTGAATTTACGCAATGAGTTACTTAGGCATAAACCACCTTCAATGAATTGGAAGGAAAGGTTGTAAAAACCCTCTTTAACCGTAGCTATACCACCATAGCCAAAAGTTTGGCGTGTTGGCGCTTCGGTGTTGTCGGTTATCCCTACATACGTACCCATAGGATATGCACGAAGCGAAGCGGCGGCAAGGATATCTGCTTCTATGGCCGCTAATAGCGTATCTGCAGAAGCTAATTCAGCTTCCGTATACACCCGGCCAGTCGGCACCAATATCCCCCCGACTATGTTTTGCAGGTTTATGAAGCAATCTCCATACCCTGTATTTGCACCAGCAATGGCACAATCTCTTTTGTTTAATATGCTCATTTTAACAATTTTTTAAGTTAAGTTTTAATTGTAAACCCTTAATTTCAATACAATCTAAAAAGTCATTAAAAACATTTCGATCATTCTTGTAAAGCCCGTCACGCCCCCAATATAGCCTATCATATTTAGTATGGACTAACGAATTAGCGCCATAATTTAAGAACGTTTTACTTAAACTTATCTGCTGTAATAACTCCTGGTATATCGGATATAATACAGGTTTAAAGTTATTCGTATAACGTTCATCGGCTTTATAGGTTGGCGATGTGGCCCTTGCAATAATGATATTCAGCGTAACGGTACTGTCAAGCCCTATCACATTACCATGCTGCTCCGGGAAGTCCTGAAATAATGCTACTAACGGATATTTCTTAAACTGAAACGTTGAAGATTTATCCCTTTGGCCTAAAGTTTCGATAATCTCAATAGGGTGTCCGTATAAATAATTTACGGCTTCTATCTTGCTATCAAACGCTTGAAGCGTGGGTAACAATATTTCGGATACCTTGCTAACAATATCCCCGAACACATCAACTACAACAAACGGCGGTTTCATATTCCTAAAGAGTTAATCTTCCTGAATATAACAGGCAATTCATGGCACATTGTACGATAATAGTTGTAAAACCATAAATCATACCGTTCATAATTCATACTCGGATATGGCACCCATTCAGGATATAAAGCCTTATGCGTATCTAAATAATGAATTAATGAATGTTGCCACTCTACCATCTCGTTCCATACCCTTGTTAACTTTTGGGTAGGGTTTACATTCGCTGCATTTTCTGCTAACGGCTTAACCTGTCCTATACCGACTGTTTGTTGAACTTCTTTGGTGACGTAGCTATAATACACATAATTGGCAATTACGCTTTCTTTAAGGTCGTTTGTAAAACCCATCCATTCGTAATCTTTGCCGTTGGTTGTATACGCAACTCCTTCCAATAAATCAATCCAACGTTGTTCTGCGCCCGAAATCGGGTCTATTCCTGCTATAAAAGCATTGTAGAAACCTAAACCCAACAGGAGCTTTAAGTATTTCGGTTCATACTTATTAATAAGTATCTCCAAATCCTCCATAACTGCCTGTTGGCTAAGCTGGGCGATAACAATATCCCCCCTGAAATAGGTGTAGTCGATAATTGACATTACTTGTCTTTAGCGTTAGCTTCCTCGAACTGCTTTTTTAATTTAGCAACAGCACCTTTTTCGTCAAAGTTTTTTGACTCGAATTTCGCCCCTGCACTCTTTAGTTTTTCAACCAATTTGTGATGGATTGCATATTCTTGTCCTTTGCTGTAAAGTGGCGTTGGTCTGCCTTTAATAAAGTAATCTTCCTTGAAGGTTACTACACGGGTGTTGTCTAAACGATTGCTCATATAATTATATTGATTAAGATACTGGTGCTGCTATCCCTGCTTCCACATTCGCCCATGTATCATAAAGAACAGAGTTCTCACGATTTGAAGGAATGTATGATAGGAACCGCTGATAACCACGGAATGAAGTACGGTCATAACGGAAATCTTCCCCGTTTAATCCGCGCTCGAATACCAGGTTGCCGTAAGCCTTAATTTTAAAGCCTAAGTCTTTACCTATTACCAACACGTTGGTTGAAGGCACATCGTCCTGATCTACCCAAACAACATGCACCCCGGCGATGTATAATTCGCCTAAGTTGTTGGTATAAACCAATGGGTTGTTTTGGTAACGCTCATTCAAATCCTTTAGGTTCTGAATACGATAATACACATCAGCCGAAACGAACGCCAAAGCTGCTTCTTCACGGTTGTTAGCGAATAAAGCAAAAATAGCTATCAGATCATCGATGTAATTCGGATTTTCCACGCTATCGGCGAAAGCGGGGGTAGTTTGATATTGGATAGCATTTTGTTTTAAGCCCAAAGGTGCATCAGGGTTAACGCCAGGATTGTTGTTCAACAAGCCATCGTTAATTGCTTCACGCATTTGCTGCATAAAATCTTCACGTATCCAGTTTTCCAAAGACGAAACGTCTTTTAACAGTTCATCCTCAACGGTTCCGAAGATAGCCACTTTTTTAGCTTCTACCTTACCAGTTGATACGCGGAATGAACGTTTTGGTTTTAATGCTCCTGAAACTATCCAGTCCGCACCACCGGGGTTACCTGAAACGCTTGCGCTATCGCCAATTTCTTCTTTTTGAAGATACAATAACGTTGGTACATTGATTTGCTGAATATCGAACCAATCCAGTATAAGGTTACGTTTGTGGCGTATTTTATACAATTCAGGGTCAATAAACCTGCCTGTAAAGGCGGTCATGTCGGTATCAGGCGCGCCCTCAAAGAATTGAGGATAACCGAAGTTTTCGGCTGCTTTTATCTCGATACGGGCATCTTCTTTGGTTTTTACACCATCTTTGAAGGTAGCGGCAATAAAATCTTGTACTAATTTAGTAGTAATTAATTGCCCTTTTTTCAGTTTTTTACCGGTTTGTTCCTTTGCTTGGTCGGCATCCTCCTGCAATTCTAAAATTTGCTTGTGAAGGCTTTCGTTTTGCTTGTTGATTTTTTCCAACAGGTCAGTTACTTGTTTCCCGGTTAAAGTGTCAATACCTTCTTTCAAAGCCAATAAATCAGCCTTGATTTGGGTAATTTCGGCTTCGTCGGCCTTTTCGCCGAGCATAGTGTTGAATTTCTCAACCTGGTCGCCAATTTCTTTTATAGCTTTTAGTTCGGGCGTTTCGGTTACTCCACCGCCTCCGCCATCTTCACCAGCCCATAAAGCCATACGCATAAAATGCGGGGCGCTTTTGTTATCTAAAAATTTCTTTTTCATGTTTTTTAAATTTGGTTTTTTAATTTATTCAAAGCATCCATGATACGAGTGTCTTTCAACGGCTGCGTGGTATGGTGAGTGGAATTAACCGGCTCCTGTTTTTCTTCTTCAATTGTTAATGTGGGCGTTATAAAGTTACTACCCTTTGGAACCGCGCTCCCCTCAACTACTTTTGCTTCAGTAACGGCAAAAAAGTAATCCTGTTCATCGACCGCCTCTTTATTAGCCACCAACGGATAATATTTGTTCCAGTTATCATATTCAGAACTATAGTTATCATCATTAATGCACATATATATTTTAACATAGCGCATACCGACCGAATGGTTTTTTACATACCCCTTTTGGTATTGCTCAAACATATATTCATTACGGTTTTTATCTATAATTACATCAAATACTAAAGCCTGTGTATTGCCCTCATAGCTTGCACCCAACGATTTCCAACTCATGGTTTTTACAGAGGCTTGCACTTCGTCGGATATAATACCCTTAAAAGTCATGCTATGCTCCTGTAGCAAATATAATAATACCGTTTCTGACAATGATTTACCCCAAAGTCCATCTATATGCACATCAGAATGACTATCAAATAGTTTGGTTGTATTTATAACTAAACGAACCTTTATTTTTGTGGCATCGGCTGAAATTGTGCCGTTGGCGGCTTTGGCCACATCAGCCCGGTCACTTAAAAACTCCACATTGAAATAACAGGCATCCGCTTTCTTTATCTCGAATTTCTTTTGAGAGATAAGTGTTTTCTTGTTATCAACAAGCCAATCGAAAAGCTTTTTACCTGTTTTATTTGGAATTTCTAAATTCATTTCTTTATAATTTGTTGTTGTTTTACAGCTTTTTCTTTAGCTTCCTTAATTTGTTGTAGATGCTTGTTGCTCTTGTCCTTTTGCTGGCTTGATGACCGCTGTTGATGCGACATAATTACGTTCTCCCTTACTAAAATTAGTATCTAAATATTCGTTAACTTCCTCTAAAGGTACGCCTTGATTTATCAGATTTGCAAATGATATGGATTTTAATTTTTCAATCTCGGCTGTATCCTTTGCAAAAACCTGCATAAATGGTAGGTGATCCCACTTCATTACGAGCTTTTTACCCTCGGCTGTATATCCCCAACGGTCACTTAAGCGGTTCATTAAGTCATCCCCTTTTGGCTGTAATGTGTATGAAACCTGCGCACCCCTTGCCTTCTCCTGGTTCTCGTACGTTGCCGAGCCGGAAACAAAAGCCTCTAACACATCTTTTGGAATGTTGTACATATTGCCTATCAGGAAGTAAGCGGATAAATATTTTTCATTGAGTTGCAACTGGGCCATATTCTCAACAAAACGTTTAATCTCAATCATTGACTTAACGGCGGTAACCTGCTCACGCCCGTTTACTTTTTTCTCTATATCTCTTTTCTCATCTTCGGCTAATGGTAATTTAGTAACATCGTTGGGGTCAGATGTACCGGCCACTAAGAATTTACCCGAATAGCGTAAATTAATATTCTCGCTATCCAGTGCCGCTTCGGTATTACTAACAACCTTATACAAAGCATCAATACGGCTGTTTGATTTGAACCAGTTGCCGTTGCCGTTGGTAAGGTCGGTAAAAGTTATGATTTTAGATAACGGTATCTCAATTGTTGAGCCATCCTGATAACGGTAAATTATTTTTTGATCGTTAAACTCTTTCTCCAATGCTTTAGAAAATATCATCTTATCGGCATTTCGTTGCAACCATAATGGAAATTCCATTTTATTCGTTTCCAGGAAGTATAGCTTATTATTTTCTTTATCCGCTAAGTCACTATCAACATAGAGATATGCGGTATTTAACATCAGCCAAAACATATAATCCCAAAGCCATTGATTTTGGGATTGCATAGGATTTGGATTTTTCAGCCTATCTAATGCAGGGTCTGCTCCTATATCCTTGCCGTCTTTGTAAACATAAATTTTACCTAAACTGAATAAATCACATTGCAATGCAAATACTTTTAACAATGCCGGGTTAGAAAAAACAGCTTGAAGTTTTTTAAGATCATCGCCGTAATTGTTAAATATTGGTGTCGCCGACCATAGGTTAAATGGCATGAAGCCATCCCAAGTACGTGTAAACCATTGCCTGACATTGTTAAACCAATCCCACATTAATTTATAATTTGCGTAAATATATAATAATTTATATTGTTTTAATAATTCCTTGACTTTTCAGAAAAGCATAAATATACCTGGCGCAATCCATCAGGTGGTTGTCAACATCTTCCGGCTCTTCCAGTACTATGCCATAGCGGTCAACCTGTCTGCTGTAATTTTCCTGTTCATATTTCAGGTTTTCGCTACATGAAGTATAGCATACTTTCATATTATTTAACCCGGATATACCGTCAATTACCGAACCGGGGGGCTTTTGTGCGGCTATTGAGTAATCATAACCAGCGGCACGTAACGCACGTATTTTAGTCGGCCTGTTTGGGTCGCAAACGATAACCCTATCCTTATTTATCCCCAAACGGTTAAATACCCACGAAACTACACCCTCTTCCATTGAGTTAATCATTTCAAGTTCTTTTAGGGTGAGTTTTGGTTTTAAAATATTCTCGCTATCATAATGCCGCTCATGTAAATACAGGCAGCCATCATAATATTTAGCATCGAGTATTGCCCACGGGTCAACAGCCCCCCAATCGGATGCGGAATGTACAGTAGCATCAATGGCGTTATACTCATCCAATGATATTTGTTGCCAATGGAATATCCTGTTAGGGCGTTCTGCTTTCAATCCCCTGCCGTAGACATGCCAATTGAATTGCGAGGCGGTGCCTATGCGCTCGTTTTCTTTGCACCTCGATAACTCCTTTAACTGCTTTTCGCTAAATTTTAACTCATTAAGTAAAATATCGTATTTTTTAGCCTCATGCTCATTTATCTGCTCTGCTATACTACAATCAGAAACCGGCTGATAAGATAATATTTTGATACGCTGTTCAGGTGGGCAAAACGGGTTGTCCTTAAATGTAGAGTGAATTACCAAAGTGCGGGGGTCTTTCTTTAAATCATCAATCCAATGCGCCTGCTTTGGGTTCCAGTCTATGAATACAATATCTGTTGTACGCATATCCAACTGATCAAAGGTTGCCCGGCTTATTTTATACGGTTCATTTAACCATATAACATCCCCCTGGTATCCGTGTACCTTATCAATATCGTCCGTTCCGCATATCTCAATATTGGTTTTAGTAGGGAAGTAGAATACTGATTTTGATATATTAAATCGTACCTGTTGCCATCTTGTTAGTGATGGGTATACTTTATGCATATCGTGCATAACAGTATCCCTGCAATCTTTTGCGGTATCACGCCAAACGGATAAACGGGAATTTTCGGTTTCGTTGGCATAGCAGTAAAATGCCTGCAATAAAGATTGCGTTTTGCTGGACCTGCTGCTGCCTTCCAAAAGTATGTACCGATATTTTTTATTACCTTCGTTATCTTTGGCTTTAAGGCCTTCCCATATTTTTTGAAATACAATAGTAGCTTGCATGTTAATTAATATACTTATCAGAACATCCTACCGTCCCTCCGGCTTCAAACGTGCCTTACAATCGGTATTAAACCAAACGCACAAAGATATACGAATAATTGTTAGTTATGACAATCATAATGCGTTAAGGTATATTCCCGATACGGTGGAGAAGGTAAAGGTACTGCGTGGCCCCGGTAACTACTTCTATGATGATTATTGTAATAAGCTGAAAGAGTTGGTAACAGACGGCTATTTTCTATTCCTTGATGATGATGATTATTTAGCTAATCCTGAAATACTGGCCAACTTACCACTATCAGAAGATTATGGCCTGATCGTACAACTTCGAAGGGGCAACGTTATCCGTCCTGAAACATCTGAAATATTACCGGGTAAAATAGGTATGCCATGTTTAATATTACACCATTCGCACAAGCATTTAGCTAATATCCCACCAACCGGGCAAGGGGATTATTATTGGATAAAGGCGGTTAGCGAAAAGTTGCCTATGAGATTTGAGCCTGTGATTGTTGTTTGTAGCGATAAGAGGGGTAATGGGAAACAGGAGAGGCCTAGCGGGTAAATATCAAATTCTCTGCGTTCTTAACAGCAACCTTAAAACCTTTACAATAATCGGTAAATAGCCTATATAAATCCGTGTCGCTGTTCCATTCGATGCAAAGGCACTTAGTATTAGCGAGGTCTATTTGTTGAAGTATCTCCCAATCCATACCCTCGGCATCAATACTTATAAAATCAAATGTAGGGTTATTGGTTTGCTTTAAAAGCTCTGCATAGGTTATTAACCTTATTTTGGTTTCTTTAAACGGAACGCCCGATTTGCGCCATTTTAAGGTTTCGTTATAATCGGTTGTGCTGACTAAGCCCCTATCACTTCCATTTTTTATATGCGCTCCGCTTTCATAGAAAGTAACAATATCGTTTTTTAAGCCGATACCAGTATTGATAGCACATACATTTACGCATCCATCTGGGTAAAGTTTGTTTAGCGATTGATATATTAACCCTGGTTCTAACAACACCCCATTCCATCCATTATCAATCAGTAGTTTAGAGTTGCTTAGGGTTACTCCGTCATTCGCACCAATCTCCAATAATCTGCCCTTAAACTTACCGAAGTAATTAAGAATGAATAAATCCTCTTTATTTTGTGAGTAAGTTTTTAACATATACCATCGGCTAACAACAATGTTTTTTCTGAAATAGTCGGCTCATCCATCTTGCCGTATACCATGAATGTATTCCCGTCTTGAAGTTTTAAACCCATTTTATAAGCTATTATGCTTGCACAGGTTTGATCGTGCCGAGTAACTTCGTGAGAGCCATGAAACATACCATCTTGCATTGCTTGAAGCCAATCGTTCAAAAACTTTCTACCTATTTCAGTTTCTAAGTTAAGCCCCAACACTCCGCTTGATAGCATTCTGCCCTCGTTAGTACCGAAATAGTCACTTACATGCGCCGGGCACCATCTCTCATTCATCCACCCGCTATCCTGAAAGAAGTAACCATCCTGCTCAATTATATCAAATATAGGCTGTAAATCTTTAATAACCAACATTGAGGCATCAAGCCATAGTAAATGTTTATACCCTATGCGCATAGCATCAACAAAAGCAGCTGGCTTAAAGCCGTAGTTATTGTCACTATGCAGCGGTGCATTAACCTGCATCTCAGAAGTGTATAGGATGCAATCATACGACCCTTTAAGGCTATGAAACAGCCGTTGTTGCCCCTTGCGGTATTTCTCCGTACTTAAATTAATTACCGCCCTCATTGGGGTTTTGCCAATATGGGTTGCTTTTAGTTGAGGCTTCGGTTGTTTTCGCATTGAAATTATATTTAAATAATACTTTATCGATAAAATGTTCCGTTGTGGCTTCGGTTAGGCATTGTTCAATGAACACCCAATCTTCGCCGTAGTTAATTGCCGGGAATTGAAACTTCTTGAACTTGTTATGCCATGCACAATTCGGGAATGGCGGACGGTTGCAGTCGAGGTATTTACCATTAACTGTATTGTGTTCCACTTCGTTGCCTAATCGCTGCGTAACAATATAGGTTGATCCGTTCTCATTGCGGCATTTGGCCTTGAAATCAATTACATCAACGTCTAAAAACGTGGCTTCGTAAATCTCTTTTATATTAATCAACCAGTCATCGTCATGTATAAACATAAAGTATTTGCCCCTGCAAGCGGATTTTAATAGGTTGTGCTTTTCTCCAATCGTACAAACCTTGTTATCTGTATACATTAGTACTTCCACCCGCTTCCTGCCTACCATCTTTAAGCAATGGTTGTATAACTTAATTGCCTTATCAAACCTGCTCGGGATTGAGGGTATAAGTATGGATAGCTGTATTACTTTTTCATCCATCGGTAAAAGTATAAATTGCCCTTAATTATATTTTCGGTTTTTAATAGCGGCAATAACCTGATACTATATTCATAATCTTCTCCGTATGCTATTTCGGGGAACCCTGCTTGCAAAGCCAATTCACGCCGCACCGGGCTGATGTGATTAGGCGTTCGGTAATAAATCGAGTTGCGCTCATACCACTTACCATAATCTTTAGATATATGCCATTGCCGTTCATTGCGCCCGTTGGTGGTAATTGTTCCTGATACACCTATACAGTCACTTCCCATTGCGTTTAAGATGCTTGATATGTATTTCGGCGAAACTAAATCATCGTCATCAATAAACACGATGTATTCGCCAATTGCACGCTGGAGTAGTTTGTTACGCTTTGCGCCGATGTTGTATTGCATAGAGGGGTCTGTGATTATCTCTACTTCATTGCCCGTATACTGTCTGCCTAATAATTGTATCAACCCCGCTAATTGTAAGCGGCGGGATGGCATTGTGGCTATTAGGATGGATAGTTTTACCGCCATTTTATATCAGTATAACTCATAACCGGATTATCAATACCAAAATTACTCTGCAATCTTTTATTAAATACATGCTCGCCTTGAGCCCACGTAGCATCATTTTTAATGTTAATAGCATCCTTTCGGGTACGCTTAGTTGAGTAATGATTGTGCATAAATATCATGTCTGATTTAATTACCTTACCTAACATCATACCTGCCGCCGTCATATCCTGGTCGGCAAACATGTGGACGTAATCAGGATGATAAACATAACCAAACCTTTCATAATACACCCTATCCATTATCGGCAATGTAATTAATGTTGGTTGTATGCCGTCATATGTTTTTACCAAAAAATCGCTTTTACCTTCCAATTCAGCGAGTAACAGCGTATCCCAATGGGCATGGCAATCGAAATCATCCGATATAACCACGAATAAGCCCTCCCGTGCCGACTTCGCTGCGTTATTGATAGCGTCTATTGCCGAACTGTTATCGTGTCTTACACCGCCCATATACGCGCTATTATCTGATTTATCTAAACTTAGTATGTATTCGGGGTTGGTATCTGCTTTTGATAGCCAATTTTGCATCGTTTCATATGCTTGCTTTGGACGGCCCCGGCTGGGGTGAATAATGCTAATCGTCATCTAACGGCTTGATTATTTCAATTTCGAGTTTGTTGTTAAGTTCGCCCTGTATGTCAGCGTTGATCTGGGTAGGGATTAGCTTACTGGCTAATTTGTAGAACTCTGTTGGTTCAGCAATAGCCCATACCTTTAACTTAGCTGTTGGATGCTCCTGTATTTCTGCAAATACATCAGCAAACACCTCTTTAACTAACTTAGTAGTTTTGTTTGTTGCGCCCTCCGGCCTACCGCCTTCCCCCGGTTTAAATGCCATAACCTAAAATTACCTATTTATAGTCAAACCTACAAACTTTTATTTACAAATGCAATTTATAAATTTGTTGAGGATGTGGTTTACCCAATAAATAAGCCCTAAACAACTCTTTAGCTATCTCTAAATCATTACAAAAATAAGCACATGACCCTTTTTGCCAAAGTTTAACATGGCAAGCGTATTGATGTCTATACGCTTTTTTAACATTTCCTGTTCGGGCTTCTAACCAATATTCACCGGGCTTTTTGAACTCAATATAAAGTCTATTAAACATTTTTCCGAACTCATGTTTACCGTAAATTATAGGCTCTAGTAACTCAAAGTCAGGTATTCCATCCAAAGAATTATAAACCTGCATCAGATTGCCTAAAAAGTGGCTACGTTTCTTTTCTTTTTCGTGCCTGATGAATAGCAAATCGGGATGCTCTTTTTTGATCCACCTACAGAACTGTAAATGCAGGGTAGCCTCGTCATGTTTGCGCTGGTCCTTCTCCTTCGCTTGCTGATCCGTCATCACGCCCTGGTATTTTCGGGGGTTGCGGTAGCCGATAAATTCGTTCATAATGAAATTGTTAAAATATTATTATTAATTGTTGTTTTTAGTCCTAAATAATTTTTACATATCCTATGAACATAAATTATTTCTGAAAACTTGCTACGGGTTGGTATGTGTAAGCATAATGGCATTAAATCAACTGAAGTTATGGTAATGCTTTTATTAATCATTCTTGAATTAACGAAATCTATTATCTTACTTTTTTTAGATACTTTTTTATTTTTATTTCTAAATTTTGCACCCGCTTGTTTTTTTCTTAATTTAACTTCTTCAATACTATATATCGCTGTTTTTAATTTTAAACGTCCTTTTTTTATGGCATCCTGTACATTTTCTTTTTGTGTCCCCTTAAATAAATGAAAAGGATTTATACATTTTTTATTATCACATTTATGGCAGATAACACAATCAGAAGTATACGGATCAATGTCACCAATCCATATTTGATAAGCTGCTCTATGTGCAAGTGTTGGATAACCTACGAAATGAAATTGCCCATAACCGCTTGTATTTAAACCTCGTTGCCATTCCCAACACCCATTATTGGCTATTTTTATTTTTGAAAGAATACTTTTAATTACCGTTCTTTTCATTATTGAACAACAAACCCCATCAAAATATAACGGCCAGGTTACATATCAACAGGGTTGTTTTTAAGTTCTTAATCATACTGGCCTATGAATTTATTAGCTAATATAGTTAATCTTTTTTATAACGCAAAAGAATATCTGCCTTTGTTTCTTCATCGCAAATTTTATATAGGCAACGGTCGCGTTCAAGTGTCCTTTCCCAATACCAACTATTATCAACCGGCTTAGCCTTATACTTACCTTTCGCCTGCTTTATATCCGTTACATCCCCTTGCAAGTTGCGGGTGACTTTGATTTTACGTTGCATATTCAGCGAATTGATTTTTGTAACCCCTATAAACATTAATGATAGGCTTCTCTAAATTTACATCACTTTCAGTCAATGATCTAAAATTTTGCTCAACCAATTGAATGCAAGTTTCCATATCAATACCTACAGCATTGCAATAACCGGCTAACTTAACAAGGAAACAATGTTTTGATCCATCTACAAACAATTCCCGTTCCTGTGTTTTTTTAATGGCCCTGGCAAATTTTTGTTCGGTTGTAGTTTCATAGTTGTGATCTCTAATAATTCTAACCTCTTCCTGTTTATGAATGTAGGTAAATATTTCAGCATTATGATTAATGTAAGCATTATCATCATAACTATAGCCACGCAGTGAAGCTACATTGCTTGGTGCATTATCCATTTTTAAATCATAGCTTTTAAATATGGTTTTTAATGCCTGTAAGTGTAGTTTGTGTTTTTCGGGATAAGCAACGGGCACCAACCCCCAAAAACCCAATGCGCTGGTTGAATAGCCACAATAAGCAACAAATGATAGTTTACCTATTTCAAGTATCATATCTTCAAAATTATCAATATGCTCGTTTCCTTTGTAATCAATATCAAACTGGATTAATCCACTATGCTTAATTAGCCCCGCCTCATTGCGATAGGTAAATGTACCACTTGGCGTAATGGCAGGTAACAAGGCCTTTTTTGCATCACGTTCTTTTTTATCATCCAATAAACGAATAAAATCAACCTCTTCTTTATATTTTCTACTACTCAGAAAAGTAAAAATATTTACATCTATTGGATAGGTATCTGTATAGCTTCTATAACAACTTACCTGACGATCTAATACTGATTTCATATAATTAGTTAAGTTAAATTAATTCAACCGTGTTAACACATACCTATTACATATAGGTATGTGTGTTAACATAACATGGTAAATTTTAAAAAGTGTGTTAACATGGTAAATTTTTAAGTTCAAAAAAGTGTGTTAAAAATGTAAAAGTGTGTTAACATAGTAAAAAGTGTGTTAACGGGTGCTTAACATAGTTTCTGACTTGGAAACGATGTTTTTATACCAATTACCGATTTAGTCTACGGTATATCAATCCCTCTTTTTTAATCCATAAATCATTTAAATAAAAGGTAATAAACTCTCTTGATTTATTAAGACCAAATGTTACACCATACCGCATAAAATAATCTTTAACCTGATCTTGCAACTCTGAATATTTGTACTCATTTTTTAATTTAAACACAGCGTTTAAAACAAGTATATGTGTGTTTTTATCAACATCTACCGGCGATAATTGCTTTTTAACAGGTATTTTAACATCGCAATCAACAATTACTGGCATTCCGTATTCATCAATTGTAAATAACCATTCTGAAAACTCGCGGTTGCGACAATATTCAGGCTTGACAATAATATTTTCTTTATTTTCAGTATCTTTTTGAATGGATATAACGCTCTCTGATTTATTAGTTAATTCAGTCCCTAAATGGCCCCTGGCATTCGTATCGTTTTTATTAGTATGTAGAACAACACATATATGACAATTAATTTCCTCTGACCATTTTAGTAGCCTTGATGTTATCATACTGCTTTGCTCCTCATCATTAATAGATGTTATCAGATCGCGTATGCCATCCAATATTACAAGTCCTAAATTTTCAACATTATTTATAGCGTGTTCTACAATTTCTAATCTTTCGGCTGGCGAATATTTACGAAGATTTAAGGCAATAATATTAACAGCTTCATCGCGATTAGCAAGTTTCAATATTCGTTTTAAAACACGTTGTTCATGATGCCGACTTTGCTCGGTATCTATATATAAAACTGTTTTTTTATCAGCCGGTAAATTAACCCTTATTTTATCCATTAACCATTCCCCCGTTTCTGCTGCTGCAATAACCATAGAGATAGCAAATGTTTTACCCTGCTTTGCCTTGCCTATAAATAATGATATATTGCCTAATGTTCCAATCTCACTTAATAAATCCCCCTCTTTAATTTCAATACATATTGGCGGCGCATCAATATGTTCTGTTGCTGTTATAATGGCTGAATTAAAACGCTCCTGTATTGGGGTAAGTCTAATTATAGTATCAGGAATAGGTAATTTTGGATCAATAGATATTAATGTCATTTATGTTTTTATAAAAATTTATCGGTAAAAAACCTAAACAGTTACTTTTTTAAGTAACTCATTAATTTTATTCCTAATATCTTCTGGCATTACAGCATTTCCGCTTAACATCATGGTAAGGTGCGATGACCCTATACCTATTTTTTCAGCTATAAATACCTGTTTAAGCCCCGACTGCTTTATGCGCTCTTTGAGTTTTTCCATTTTTTAAATATAACTAAATCTTTTGAAATTAACTTTAGACGGTCTGAATATAGATACTGGCCTATCCAAATAATGACTTTTGGTTTTTTCAATAGGTTCGTATACTTTAAGTTTGAACCGATCACAAAAATCGCAATACTCTTTATTGCAAGTATAACCTTTGTGTTGTTCAGATACTAAACTAAACAACAACCTATTCCTACCACCATATTTTAATATAGCGGCTTCAATATCTGCTAACATTTGTAAGCCATGTGGTGTCCATTCGTAATTACCTGTATACATTTCTAAAGTCACTTTCTAAATGCAATGATATAAAGTATTTAATCAACATCTTCCACATAATCTTCTTCGCTATCAGCCGTCCAACTATCAGAAAAATCTTTATTAGTAAATAGGGATGCAAGGCCGGTAATTTGTTTCATTCGCAAAAGTTCATCGATACTCATACCTATGTGTTTACATATCCAAGTATCTCCTTTGCCCATTTCTACTAATTCAGAAACAATTTTTGACATTAATTCTATGTTATGTGAACCGCGAGCACGGTTGTGTAGTATTGTTGAGGCCATCCTGTTAGATTGATCTACCTGGCTGTTTCTTATGGTTGATAGTGGTATATAACCTAATGTACTTTCTGATATATCGGGCCTTGTACGTTCAATTTGTCGCCTGTGAAATCCATCGACAATTTTAAAGTTATCCTTATCCTTAAACGAAACTATCGGCATTGTATAGCCATCATTTGAAATGCTTTCGTACAACATTTGAAATTCAGGAGGGGCTACTGCGTTTGGGTTATATTCGTTAACCTCTACCATATCCGATTTTTCCCAACGTACAAAATCAACCGGATGGTGTTTAAGTGGAGATACCACGTGTAGGGCTGATCTTGAATTATTAAGAGCCTCTATTTTTTGTTCGGATGTTTCAAGCTTGGATATTTTATCAGCCAATAATTCAGTTAATTTTTCAATACTTAAACTATTCATTTCTATGTTTTTTAAAATTGAGTAATATTTAGATTTTTTCTTTGGTATGATTCCAGTCATATCATTATTTAAAATCGCAATGGCTATTTTTTTATATGACGGTACTTTATCGTTTAATTCATTTGGGGCTTCGTCTGGTATATCTTCTGTATAACATCTCGATCGCCATGTTTTAATATATTTATGTATCTGCTTTTCCATTTGTCTATTGTTTCCTGTGCCACTGTATCAGCTAAATAACGCTGCCCGTCGGTTAATCCCCGCCACGCTAATCTGGTAATATGTTCCGGGCAATTAATGGCATACGAAGCGGCGCAATGGCCTAAAAAAGCACGTTTATTTATTGATGGATTTGTCAATGAATTTAGCATGGTATTGGGCCATTTGTCAATTACTGTTTTCATAGCTTCACCATAAACAATATGATTGCCAGTAAATTCAATAGCCCTATTAATATCAAATTCAGTTTTATGCCACATTCCATTTAGCAAGTCTTCCCATAGCCAATACGGTACATATACCTGTTTAATTGTAGATACCATTTTTATCATGCGTTTCGTCTCCCCTAAGAGGCGGATTAAATATTGAGATCAAAACAGTATCTTCAAAAGCCTCAAATGTATGTGGCTCATGTTTATCATGGCTATACATTACACCTGGTTCAATGATATATTTATCTCCGGTATCGAGATTGACTAATTCACCCCTACCCAATATGCAATAGCAACTTTCCAAATGATTTGTATAATGCCATCTATTCGGCTTGCCCTTTGGTATTAAGGTTTTGCATACCGAAAAACCCATATTATCAGACTTGTTGGAAAGTCTGATTGATACACCGCCGGTAAATTTTACGGCTGGTTTATTTTTTTCGTTAATTACTATCATAAATCTTTATATTTTTCCATTATTTCACGTTGCCTAACGGCTTGTTCTTTTGTTGGTGACAGGCCAATATACTTGCACGTATGATCGTTTTTTAATATAGTTAATGCTAATCGTTTCCATGAACATACCTCTGCATTATGCGCTGTTAGCATATCGGTATGGTCGGGATATGATTGTATTCTTATACGTAGTTTTTGCTTACCGCCATGTGGGGTTGTGCCATTGGTAATATAATGTATACCAGCGGCCGGTAATTGCTTAAGCGTTTCATCCGACATTGTACCGCCCACTCGGCCCCAATACAATATTGATTGAACGAAACGCCGCCTAAAATTTTCTGAAACTTCTTTTGGCAGGGTTTTTAGTAAAAATTTAACAAAAGATTTCCAGGTGTGCCCGACCGGTAATTTAAAGCTATTATAGCTTATTTGTTTGCCATAAGTTGCTATAAAATTGGCTCCATGTACGCGAGCACAAAGCGTACTCCAAACATGCGGATCAATAACCCTGTAAAGATTTAACGAAGATTTGCTTTCGCTCATGAATGGGCTCGCAACACGCATTTGAGAGATTGTCAAACCAGCCTTCCAAAAAATATCATAAAGTTTATTATATTCCCACTCAAATTTACCGTTAGCAACCCAAATATCTTGCGTTTTCCAGTCGTAAATAGGGTAGCAGTTAAATGTATTAGGGTCTTGTGGTCGCTTTTGCTTAGTCCAAGCGTTACCCTGAACAGTAACTTTTGCCTCATTCATAATAGCCCTAAAACGATTTAAACTTTCATCTGCACGAATGCCTATCAAACAAGCGCAACTTTTACCCTGAGAATACCACGTCCCAAACGCATCCCAAAATTCATCGTAATTCATATTTTCTTCAAAAAATGAAAAAGGATGGGTTTTGAAGTTTATAATATAATCTTCTTTTGGCAGCGGCCTTATCCAGCGCTTCTCATCATTTACACCCCAGCACTGCCATTCAGTATGATAGGCAGAAACAGTACATGGCAGCGTAATAGGTAAACAGCACCAATAAACATCCAAAATATCCAAATTGGCTTTTAATATTTTATGCATGAATTGAAGCGATAATTCATAGTTAGCCTCGTTATCCAATATCATTACACCTATTTTTTCAGTAATGTTATTTTTACGCATATGGTCAATAACCAAATTCAGCATTACTCCACTATCCTTGCCACCAGAAAACGATATATAAATACGCTCAAAGTTTTTGAATATAAAATCAATACGGTTATTTGCCGCATCGTAAACGTTTAATTCTTTGTTGTAATTTTTCATATATCGGTTTTAACCAATTTTAAAATATCACCCTCGTATCTTAATTGCATACCAAAATTATCCTCTAATTCATCCTGAATAGAGATAGCGTCTAATGGGTGTTCCGCGTCCGGGGCGGTTATTTTATTGCCTTTAAAAATATAACCCCTTGAAATTAAAAACTCTTTCGCTTCGTTTGTTTTCATATATAAAGATAACAAATTATTTAATAAAAACTAAATAATTAAACAAATTTTTTACAATTTAATCCAAACCCCCATTCTAACCGATTTACTTAAATTTTCAGGCGAAGTGGCAATATCGGCCTTGCTCCTATTGGTATATTTCAAAATAATAGTCTTTTTATCAATGCTGATTATCTTCAATTCGCAATCGGTTGATTTGATACGAAACGCCTGGTTAAACTTAAATTCACCCTCTTTTTGTTCAATAACTTTTGGTGGCATAAACATAGGTTTATCAGATACGGGTGCAACAAATGGCTTGTTGTAATTCACATCAATAACAGATTGTACATGCCAACCATGTGATCTGAAATGAGAAACCATTAAATTATCACCGGCTAATTGTAAATCTTTTTCAGGTACTAAAATTTGCAGATCAGTAAAATCAATAGGCCAAATGAATTGTTTGGCGGCGTTTTGCCAATAGTCGCGGGATTGGCCTAAAACGGTATTAATCTTTATACGATTTTTGCTCATGCTTTTGTACAAAAGGTAGTTAGAATTAATCTAACTACCTGTAAATCAATTAATTATCAAAAAGGAAAATCACTTCCGTCACCCAATCCCGCATCGGCTTCTAATGGTTCAGGTGCCTTTGGCTCTGATTTTTTTAAATTGCCCAAGTAAATATTACCCTCTACAGCCTGCGCAGCAGCATCCTTGCTCTGCAATTTAATTGATAGTGAATTACCATACTGATCCGGTTCATCATTTACCCAAACTGTAATTTGGGCAAACGCCTTTTTTTCTTTACCAGCCCTTACAAACGCCGAATGCGGTAAATTTGCTTGTTTTAGTAACGTTGTTACATCAATGCTACCATAGTAGCTCTGTCCTTTTGCCATGTGTTCTTAGTGTTTAATTGTTTAATTTATTTTATGTTAATTGAATTATATATTGCTACACAATATTTTATTTGATATAAACAGTCGCCCATGGCGTTGTGCGGAAACTCATTTACGATCTGCTTTTTAAGAATGGGATTAAAGGCTATTAACGTACGAATGCACCGCTCCTGCCAGTAAAACCAGGGTGCACCCATTTCAATAGCTTCATACGCCGATCTTAACAGTATCAAATCAAACGACGGTGCATTGGCCCATATTTGTACGTCTTTATCATTAATATCTTCAAGCCACGCTTCAAATGAATTTAAAGCGGCTTTTAATGTAGTACAATTATCTTCTAAGGATTTACGGGCTTCATCCGATTGCTTCATCCACCACAACGCTGTACTTGCATCAATGGTTAATCCATTTTTTTGACTATCAACCGCATCAATATTTATATAAAATTGCTTGCCGGTTTCGCCCGTAACAATATCAAATTGTACCGCTCCTATGGATAGGATTACCGAGCCGGGCTTAGTGCCGAGAGTTTCGATGTCTATGCAAATGTGTTTCATAAATTAAATATTTTTTTATCGTTTATAAGTGATCTATTCGCCTCCAAAAACTCCGTAAACTCAACCAAATTAAATATAAATTCATCAGTCATAGCCGAATTATGGATATATGGCTCAATATACATCGTCTGAAAATCAGTTACCAGGTAGTTGAATTTGTGAATAGTACGGCCATTAATTTGCGCTAACAAAGGGTAGCATTTATGCTGGTTATTGATTTTATATTTATCCTTTTTGTAGCTGCCTGTTGTTTTCAAGTCTACAAACATATCAGGATAACTATAATCAATAAAGCCATAAACCTTAATGCCGCCTACTGGCGTTTCTACAACCGCCTGTATGTATTCCTGTTGTTTGGTAGCGTTAATTAATTTAGCAGCTATCCGGTTAACAATTTCGGTTCTGAATGTAAATCCATTGCTCTCGTAATATTCAGCATCCATTAATAATTTATGGTTGCCGGATTTTAACAGCACGTTTATAACATTCTCAAAAGCAACTCCCTTTTTAGCAGCTTCCGGCATTTCTGATTTTACGCGGTTAATCTTATCGATTAACTCCTGTTTTTCGTTATAACCACGTTTGTACCAGTAGAATGAGTCTATGAGTGTGGGAAATAGGGCATATTTATATTTATCCATTTTTGAATTTCCATTTAAATTGTTTGTAAGTTTTTTTACCGCCCCTGCAACAGTTTGATATATGAGTAGAAAAATATCCAATTTCCAATTCAACATGATATGCGCATCTCCACTCTTTAATAAAATCACCATCTAAAGACATTTGGATAACAGGTCTTTTAAAATTCCTATCCGCATCGCTTGCATGTTGACAATTTTGAGAGTACGTTAACCACTCCAAATTGCAAACGTTATTATTTAGTTTATTAAAATCCTTATGATTTACGGTGTCTTTTATTTTGGATGGAGATAAAAAATATTCAGCAACAAGTCTATGTATAGATTGATGCTTTCTTACTCCATCAGTACAAAACAAAGTACGCTCGTAACCTCTATTAGTTATCTCGGCTGATTTAATTCGCTCGTTGCCATTTTTGGTTATGGATTTTACCCTACCTAAATTACTAATCCAATAATATGGAAACTCTTTATGTTGCTTCCAAATTTCAGCTTCACACAATTCACAATGTACCATTATTTAATATTCAAAGTTAAACCTAATTTACCCGACTTAACAGGCGGTTTAATTGTATAAACCTCTGCCTCATTTATAACAATATCCATCGGCTTAGTAACTGATTTTAGAAACGTTTTCCGTTCTTCTAAGGCGTCTTTAGCCTCTTCAAAAGCAGTATTCAATTCGGTATATATCGGATCTTGACAATAACTAAAATCATACTTAACCCCGGTCATACCTTCGGTTATTTTAACCCCAAACTTTTGATAATCTGGGCCGACAGATTTACTTTCGGCAACGGGTCGTATTTTAGCGTCCAGTTCCTTAAATAATTCAGAGCCTTTTTTGATGAATATCAACGCATCAATAGCATCATATTCACCGTCCATTACTGAATTATAGGCTTTGATAGCTGTGTCTTTGATCTGATCTTTCGATTTGTTGATAAAATCAGATAGTTCCAATTGTAACCCTGCGGGGATAAAATTGCCTTGTATTGATAATTCTTTGCTCATTTTAGTTGATCTAATATAAATTCTGCGTTAATAATTGCATTTTCAAAATCGTGACCTTGATAAGGCAGCTTATAAAGTTCTATAATCTCTTTTAGGGATTTTTTCAATGCCTCTATTTGTTCAAATAATTGCATTTTACTTGTCTGTCGGGTTAAGGTGCTCATTATTTCTTAGGCGTTAATTTAACCTTCATTTTATCCTTAATATCATTGTATTTTACCTTATCCTCTGCTGACAGAGATAAAAACACAGCCTGTAAATCAACTAAATTTTTACAGTTTTTCAGTTCTTTTTCAGCATCAAACCTTATAGGCTCTACTCCACTTTCGCACCAGTCACGTAATAATTTACCAGTTTCAATAGTCGGTACAAATTCAGGTTTATCCATAAATAATTCGGTTCGATCTTTTGAAGCTTTGGCTAAATGTGTTTCCGATAACTGTAGGTTAACGGTTAATTCATATTCAAAATCTTCGCGGGTAACTTCCTTAAGACCGCCTTTTTCAATAACCATTTTACCGTTGCTGTCTTTAGACATTTCGTAGTCCGTTTTACGCCTAACGGTAGTTATCATGTGGCATTTAGAGGATAGTATCGCATCAATAAATTTTTGGTGCCTGGGGGTTACATTCGCCCAATCCTGGTAACGACCGCCCAAAGCGGAATGTATTTCAATGCAACCGCCCTTCCCTGACCATTCATGCGTAATGCTATCAACAATTATCAATTCGATGCCCTCTGTATCTTCGCATAGCTTGATTGCCTTTATATAGCTTTCAGGTGTATAGGGGGCTTCAATGGTAAGTACATTGTATTCGCCCAAATGGCTGTATAAATCAGCACTGCCATTTTCGCTATCTATAATAGCTATTTTATTCCAGTCGCCGATCATACCATAGGCAATTAATAATGCGGACATGGTTTTACCACCCCCGGCTACCGCGCTTAATCCTAAACGGATTTTAGCCTTTTGTTTACTTGCTTTTCTTAAAGTCATTTTGTTTGATTTTTACGTACCGTAGTACCGTGTAATTATTAAATATAGTGAATTAATTTTAATTTATTTTCTAAAATAGGGCTTGCAAATCTCAATAACCCGATTACATTGTTTCACGTTAAACATTCCGATATGGCAATCTTCGGCTGATAAATTCATTTGTCCCCGCAACCATTTATAAGCCTTACCCCTCGCGTGTCCTTTTGTACAATCCTTATCAATTCTGCGCTGCCAGAGGTTGTCCAAATAATAATGAGCCTGTATTTTTGCGGCTCTTAATTCTGCATTTGCTAATCTACCCAAAGCCTCAAGCGGTTTTGTTTTATGACAACCCACATAGGCATCACAATCCCTGCATAGGTAAATCATACCGCCGTATGATTGATTATAAACTTCCGTGTCAGGAACATGCTCTGTTGGTTTATTGCAGTACGGGCATATTTTTCCGGTTTGTATGTCTTGTTGTAATTCCATGTTACTTCCAAATCTCCCACCATTTCTTTTCAGAAACAGCAAGCCGCTTGCCTTTTTTCAATTCGTTCAGCCGGGCCTTAACGGGGCTGATCTCTATTGGATGTTTTGACGCATCAGCAAAGTAAGGCATCTTGTACCTATATTCATTCGGCTTATCGTCAATAGCCCAGCCAACGTGCTTTGTGGGTTCATCCTGGGGTATTATTTTTAGGCTTGGTTTCATGTGGTTAAATTTTGGTTAGGCCAAGTAAGGTTGATAGGTCAATATCTTCATTGATTAAAAACCCATCGACATTCATATCAAATCTAAGGCGTTTAAATTGTTCAATGTCACTATCGTAATGAATGATATAATTAGTTTCGATACAGCGAATAATATAAACAGATTGGTTATAATGTTCAATAGCGCGTTCTAAAGCATCACGTAAATAGGTTGATGTATTAATGAGTATTTTACCCTTTAATTCCTGCAATCCTGCAATAACCATAAAGTCACATAGTTGGTCGTATGAGCCAAAATGGTTTTCAGTAAACATACTATACGTAACAACGGCATTGTTTATATCAAACATTTGTTCTTCAACCTTATTTTGAACAGCGTGAAAATTATATATTGACTGCATAGTATTTAATGCATCAATAGATAAACCACCATGAAAAGCTAATCGCCTTTGAGCTATATGTTTGTTTTCTATAGCTTCAACTTCTCTTTCGTTGTCAATAAATATTAGTTCTTTTTTCATAATCTAACTATTAAATACCGCATACACCAATCCCGAAGAAGTAAACCACACCTCCTCAATCGTCATCACTCTTTTCAAAAACGAGGCGTAATATTCTATCTCTGCCACCTCCTGATAGGCTGGCGACAATTCGCTGTATCGGTATAGGGTTGTTGTTACGGTTTTCATGGTGGTTAAAGTTTTGTTAATTCTGTTGCTGCAAATGGCAGCCTATCCATAAACTTATCAGTTTTAACAATGTATGAGTTTTGCTCTATGGCAATTATTTTACCCCTCAATCGGTTTAATGATCGTTGGGTTTCTTGATGAATAGCGTTAGTATTAAACGATACCTTGTCGCCTATTTTTAAGGCATCTAATATTTTGTCAACCTCTACTATACATTCCGAAGTTAAGGCATGTATTACAAATGGAGTTCTTACATACGACTTTCGGTAATCCTCATTCAACTCCAACAAACATTGAATAAATTTATGATTACCCAACGTTGCCTTTTTGCCGCCATTGCCATAAATAAACCACAACTTAGTTAGCGCCTCTTTTTGAGTATTTGTTAAAACAACTTTCATATTATATCCAGACTTATTTTAATGAATTTATTAATAGCGGAGTCAGTCCTATTAAACAGTTTCATAGCGTTCTTTTCAGATGTTGCTATAATAGGCTTTTATTGTTGTAAAGCCATCCTTATTAAGGTACGTGATGTAATATATTCTACTTTTCATATCTTTCAATCCTTTCCCATCCTATCCTCAATCCAATTCATCAACCTGTAATATCGCCGTGCTATTTCCATATCAATCGGTAAATAATGTTCCATCTGAAACAACGCCTGTTGACGAAATTCTATGAGGCGTTTGAAGCGGTCGAGGCGGGTCATGATGATTAGATTAATTAGTATAGTTAGCAATAACTATTTCCGATGTATCAATATCTTCATAGTGAACCGTAGCCATGTGTGACCCGTAGCAATTATCATCGTCTACAATCAAATCGCTCATATCTTCGGGTGTTTTTCTGCGCTTTAAAATAGCAGATTTTAATTGCCGCCTTATTACTGAAATGTGCTGAATAACCTCGTTATCCTCATCGCACTCAATTATTATTATTGCTTTCATCGTATTGATAATTTATAAGCCAGTAAATATTTTTTAATGTGTTTTAATGCGTGTTCGGGTTTGTAAAATATTAAATCAAATGATTTGTCTACAATAATTTCCATGCCATCAATAACCTCTCTTTTGCTTTGATTTGCATAGGCTTCCATAGCCTGAATGATATTGTCAAATTCCCATCCACTTAGCGTAATATCCGCTTCGTTGGTTTTTATATTTAATATTTCTTCTACTGTTTTCATATCCTTAATCCGTATAATCCCCCCATCCGTGCGCATCCTCAAACATTTCCGTCCAAGCCTCATTCATCGGCTCGGATTGCATTTCGGCTATCTCTCCCGGTGTGGGTGCGCCTTGATTGGCTTGTGTGGGTAGTTTTTCTGTTTTCATAATCCTTTCAATTAATGTATGGTCAAAATTAATACATTGGTTTGATATATGCAACAATAAAATGCAATTTATAATTATTATAAATAACAAAAAGATTTGCAAGATAAAATTATAATCCTTAGATTTGTGTTATTAAATAAAATAAATATGGCACACTTAACATTATCACTGCATCACGATTTTGAGGGCTTACAACCATATTCTAACATTCTGCCTAAATCAAAAGAGTTTAGTGATTTGCAGGATGCTTTAAAATTTTGTCAAGAAAATAACATGGTATTTGCCTGTTATATAACTCAATGGAGTGATGCTTCTGACGAAGCCGATATTGAGTATCAATGTTCAATGGATGGCGTTGAGGTAGAAACAGAAGCGGGGGAGTATTATCACGATTTAGACTGGGTGTAGTGGCGATTAATCGAAAAGATATTTTACAGGTTCAATACACTAAAGAGTGGTCCATGCATCACCTTAGTATTTACGGCACCGAAAAAACATTGTGCGGTAAACCATTAGGCATTGCGCTTGAATTGTTTGATATACCCCTTGACGTATGTCTTGAAAATTGCTGTCATTGTAAATCATGTTTAAAGGCGCTTAAAAAACTAACGATTGAATGAAAGATATATCAGGATATAAAAAACCAGTACCTATTGAAGATGGCGAATGGTGGTATATGGGTTACACCATTACCAAACAGATACATCCTTTGTTAAGAAAATATATTGTCAGGTCAGATAAAAATTGGTTGGCAAACACTTTCAATAATTTAAAAGAGTGTTATAAGCATTGCAGGGAAAATCCGATTTTTGACTCGATTTATAAACCTATTGATTATTTATAATTATGGAACACGGAAACAAAAAATACAATTTTGAGGCGCTGAGAAAAGCTGGCGATGAAATTTCAGTAAAGCCAGCTAATATCTATTCGCTTAAAAATCTTTTGCGTAAATATGCAAAGGCCAACAATATCGAATATGCAACCTCATTCAGTTATTTAGATGGCATGAATGGCGACGTTGTGGTTAGGAGGATAGCCTAATGGAAACCCCCCTCGCCGACTTCTACGCCTATTGCCTTGCAAATCCAGGCATTGACATTTTGGAAGAGATGCGCAGGGCGGTGGAGCAGAATGAAAGATTAAAAACATAACAATGGAAACAAACAAAAACCTCGGAGCAGAAGATTGGCTAACTAAAAATTGTGATTTGAAGGATTGGGCATGCTTAGAAGAGAGGCTTAATGACTTTATCAACACAACGGATGTTTGCCGGTATATGGAAAAATATGCGACCGATCAGGTAAGGCGAGTTGAGGTCGAAAAGTCAATATTAAAAACAGTGTTTGATAAATACGAACTGGCATTAATCAATATACGGTCAGGCACCGATAATGATCATATATTTGAATTGGCAAAAAACGCCTTAGATGACCTCACCCCCGACATATTGGGGATGGGGATAACGGATTGAAAGTAATAAACAAGACAATGGAATTTAAAGGAACACTTGATCCGACTGAATATATCATAGGCTGGATATTTAAAGGAAAATATTTTAAGCACGAAGATGATATGCGGGGCATGACTATTAATAGCGATACTGGAAAGCCCAAGCCTGTTTATGCGCCCGAATACGTAGAGGCAATGGCAATGATTTACAAGAAAAAAAGCGATAGGCTATTGGATATTCAACGCCTGCTACTTGAGCCTTTAGAAGATGATGTATAAACTGGCTGTAAAAAATGATAGCCTAATCACCGCCTATAATAATCTACTTATAGAATATAAACAATTTGCAAACAAAGTAAAAAAGATCATAACAAAATGAAAAGAACCCTATTAACCCTAACAACGATTGCCATGTCATTAACGGCAATGGCGCAAACGAAAAAAGATACAGCTAAATATGAAAAGATCATAAAGCTATCTGTAAATGACTATTCGGCTTTATTGCAACTTGCCGACGCTTATAAGCAATCGGTAATTTACAATCCTAAAATCCAGGATGCCGATAAAATAAAGGAGCAGCAAAATATTGATATGTATTTGTTCAACTTGCCTAAGAGGATTTTATTGGATAGTGTAAAGACTGGGAAGCCATGAAACACATCACCGTAATACTATGCCTGATAGGTATGTGGATAGTTAGAGGGCCGTATGAGGATTGAGTTATGAAAACCTACCAAATCAAAAAGCTGATACATTGGTCACACGGCCATGAAAATATGCACCTCAACTATATAAAGTCACATTACGAGGCTTATATAATAGGGGGGGGGCAACGAAAAGTTTATATATTTTTGAATTGAATTAATTAGCTTTACACTTAAAAAATAAACATTATGAACAATCCGATTAAATGGATTTCAGACGAAATTCACAAACTGTTGGCATGGATAACCCAAGCCGAAAAAAAACTTGCACCCGCTATAAGCATTGCGGAAACCGTTTTAAACGCCTTGAAGGCCTTTGACAATAGCATTATAGGGCAAACGGTAGAAAGTATCATAGAAGCGGCTATACCGGCCTCTACGGGACTAATAGAAGCATTTAAGATACAACTACCAGTATGGTTAATTGATTTAAACCTGATTAAGAACGAAGGAAATAAAACATTAACCGAGCAATGGGAAGATATATTAACCTATCTGAACTCAATTAGTGATCCTGACGTTAAGGCAAGCCAATATAATACGCTGAAGGCTTTGTTCCTGAAATTCTTTGGCACTAATTCGGGTGAGGTTGTGAGCATACAGCAAGCATTAACACTTGCCCAGCCGACCCACAGCGATAACATTTTAGTGTAATGATCGCCGCCCTGATAGTCGGAGCCATTTTAGGCGGTTGCTTTGTGGTATGCGCCCTTGCTATGGCGAAGTGGGCGTTAAAGAAATGGTACAGGCTACTACCATAAGCCGAGGTGAATTAAGTAACCGTTAGGTATAGGTATCAATAGCAAGCGTGAAAACATGAGATGAGTAACGCTTGCTTAATTTTGTATATTTGAACATTAAAAAACGGGGGTGCATGGAATTGACAGGGTGATTAAAGTAATTAATAACAAGCGAAGGATGATACTATACTTCTAAGTGTGTATCAAAAAAATAAAAGACAACTCAATAGTTGGAGCAAAAGGTGCTAAAGTAGTGCCTATGTTTAATCGCGAAAAAGTAGCAGCTTAATATTGTAAAAGGCAGTTATCCAACTGTAAAATGGATTGGTGGAACGCTACCTTAACCGGAAGCCCCAATAATGCGAATAAAAGCTTGTAACAAGATTGTTAATTAACTGACACAACTGGACGAGGGTTCGACACCCTCCACCTCCACAAAGCCAATCTTCGGGTTGGCTTTTTTATTTTACAGGCCTCCCGAAAGAGAGCCGCCTTTGTTATTTCAATTTGTAATCTTAATACCGAAAAAATCCTCTGCTTTTTGAAGGATCAGGCCAATAAATACGGTATACTCCAGGATTTGTTTTTGCACAGCTTCTGGTATTTCCCGAAAACTCGTTGCACCCATGGCTACAATGCCTATAAAAAACGCGATCATTTTAAATATAGCCTTTATCCTGTCTGGGGTTGGTAGCGTTAATGCACCGATACCAACTATTGTTTTAGTATCGGCTTCGTTAGTAACTACGTTCTTTTGGGTTACTATAGGGTCGTTTGGTTCGTTTGCCATGATTATAATTGTTTTAAGTTAAATTAAGGTATGTATCACCAGGTATAAAATCACCTGCTTTATGTTTTGCCTGTATTTGTGCTAAAGTATAGCCGCCTTTGTATTCAAGATGTGGGTAGTCTTTAAATGTTCCGGGGAAGTCTCCACCCCAATTAAATCCTTGCTTTTTAAACGCATTAACAACGATCATCCAATTGGGATTATTTTGATCCCACACATCCTTGTAGTTTATTTGTAGGTGAAAATCAATCGCCAACCCGTAATTATGCCATGATTGACCACCTTTAGCATTACTGACTATTGGCCCTGGCGCAGTACGCCCCTGTGCATATAATTTATCGCTTTCTTCAAACGATCTGTATGTTTGATCTATAAATGGATGTACGCCGGTTGGGGTTGCCTGTACAGCCTCGTTATAGGCTTCAATGGCTTTATCGCTGCAAATGGGGTGCAGTAATTTTAATCTTTCAAGTGACTTTGTTTCCATATTTCAACTAAATAAAATAACCACTACACCCATTACCACCCATAGCGTTAAGTGCAACCAAAAATCTTTCATGCAAAAAAATATAATGAGCCAATAAATATCGCAACCAATATGCCCCAAATAATCAAAAACAATTTTGCGTCCTTAGACATATACAAATTAATTATAAATACTAAGATAAATAATAACGTTATTACTGCCCTCCAAAAGTTCATATCATGCTAATTAGCCAAGCCCAAAATGCAACGGTGATTATTGCTATAATAATCCAGGTAATTGATTTGATGTTCATTTAAAAAAGTTCTTCCAAATTGAAGTAGCATAATACACCAATCCCAGCGCCCCGCCTGCAACAACTATTACCCAGACTATGCCCATCCATTTTGACTTATATTCAGCCAATATTTTTGTAATACCCGTTAAGCCAGTTTCAACATCTTCAATCCTTTTAACCAATCCACCGTCCTTACTGATAGGGTTGCCCAGGAGTGCCATTTGGATATTATCCAGCGTTCCCTTCATTTCTTCAGCGTGGTTATTATAGTGTTCAAGCCGTGTATTTTGAGCCTCCAATCTAATAGTTTGATTTTCTATTTTTTGACTCAACTCTTTTATTTGGGCATTCTCTATGTTTGTCATTGTATATATGTTATAGCAATAATTGTGCTATGAATTATCTTAATTGTTCTAATGAAAACTGTGTAACATTAACCGACTTTGATGATGAAGCCGTATCCCATGTCCCTGTTACTTCAATTAACCCACCTGCTGAATTATCCAGCGTAACAGATGATCCGGAATTATTTAAATCCAATGTAAACCTTGCCGCATTATTTGCAACCGAATAACTTACACCGCCTGAAATAGTCACCACCCCAGACGATCCAACTGAACCTGTGGCTATTTTTACAGCACCATCAAAAGCCAATCCACTTGCACCAGCTATAAAACCGTTTGCAACACCAGTAGCAATCACCGTACCATTATATTTTATTTTTATTGTTAACGTCCCGGCGGTAATAGCGGCCGTTGAATATATACCGCCAATAGTTAATCTATATTGTGTTCCTGCCGAAGGAGTGCTAACTGCCATACTACCAGACCCTGATGGAATAAGGCTTGTTTCTGTTGTTGTGTTGGTTAATATAGTTACACCAGAATTGGTGAATAGCGCCTTATTGGTTAAGGTTGCCGATGCAGCAGCATCCGCATAAGCCGTTGTAGCTACTTTAGTACTATTGTCCCCAGCTGATTGTGTAGTCGCCGTTGTGCCGCTTGGTAGGGCAGTTACATTCACTAAATTCTTAAATGCATCTGTTGCCACTAATTGAGTGGCAGTTAATGTTCTTATATTTACATTTCCACTGGCATCAACAATAAAATTTGGATTATTATTGTTATAAATCGTGAAAGGGTTGCTGCCATTTACGTATATGTTAAAATCGGTTGTTGACCCAGAGCCGGTTATATTAAAAGTATTGCCCAATACCGTTGTATTGCTGCCGCCAGTTCTAAAACCAAAAGCATGACCACTTACGCCATTAATATATAAATCTTGTCCCAATACACCTAATGATGTTAATGATGAATTAACAACAGTTGAATTTAATGTAGTGCCTGTTAATGTTCCCGCTGCGGCTGTTACTGTTATTGCGGCTGACCCATCAAAATTGACGCCGTTAATTGCTCGTGCAGTTATTAGTTTAGTAGCCGTGCTTGAATTGCCAGTTAATGCGCCTATAAGAGCAGTTGAGGTTAATGATGTAAGCCCAGCTATTGTTGTTGCCGTAGTGCCAAGAGCAATATTGGTTGAGCCTATCGTAATAGATGAGCCTATGGGCGCATAAGTGGCTGTTCCATAGCCCTTGTCTATTTTAGACCTTGCGGTGTAAGAACCACTTAAATCGGTTGAATAATTATCAATGACATCCGTAACAAGTCCATTGGAAGACAATCTGGCAAGCCTTGTAGGTGTATAAGAGCTGCCTACTGTTTTTCCTCCATCCAAATAAAAGTCAAACCCTGCGGATGTTTGGTTGTAAATAGTAGGGTTAGCTATTCTTGCTATCCATGAGCCAGCTACATTATCTACCCCTGCACCAACAAATATATTATCGCCCGTAATAGAACCTGCAAATAAGCCGTCTCTGTCACTTGTTTTGCGAAGATTAATCTGTGTATTATTGGCATCCAGTATATCAGTTGCATAGTTTGGAGTAGGATTATTGACCCCGATTCCCAAGAAACCTGTATTGGGGTCAATACTTTGTTTCATATCATCCTGACGGTAATTGATACGCTTAGTCATACCCAAAGCAGGAAATGCCCCTATTATATCTGCCTGTCTTTGTTGCCCTAAAGAGTTTAAATGCACGCCGTCTCCCGACCATTTTGGGTCAATGCCGAATCCTGAAATGGCGGCAAAAGATGGTGCTAAATCTATTACCGATGCGCCATACGTACTCCTTATCCAAGTGTTATAGGCTGTTACATCGCCTGAATTTGCAGGAATTATCGTAGATGGAAATAGGGTTGTTCCCAATACATAGCCAGCACTTGTATAAGCACTGATTAGTGCAGCATAATCCGTTTCAAAAGTTAATAATGGTAAACCCCCAATTGCATCATTAACACCTAATTGAATTATAACTTTTCTTGGTGCCAATGCGATTACTTCTGACGGTACGGCAAAAGATAATAGTGCCTGATTTCCTGCTCCGGATAAATTAATAAATTGCCCATAATACATTTCCGAGAATCGGGTTATAAAGCCATTATCGTAAGAATTGGCATAATATCCCCGTCCTCTACTATCTGCACTAAAAGCTATATCAGCATTTTTTATTTCATCTGAACTTACATTAATGGTTCCTAATGTTTGAGTACCCCCTAAAGCATATATCGCCACTTTATTAGCGGGGGGTAATAAATATCCATTGCCTGAATAAGAACTTGAATAGGGCTGAATTTCACTTATTGATACGCCCGTAGTAACATTTTTTAAAGTAGCTACAATTCTGCTTCTTTTGATTGAAACCGAATATTGCAAACTATCACTTGCTGAAATGCTTAATTGTGTAGTCCCGGATAAAATAATAGCTCCATTAAAATAAAACATTATTCTACCACCGTTCGTTGCGTCACAGGCGAACCTCACTACATTATTATAAAACCCCGTAATGGATTGAAAGCCTATCCCAAAGCCAAAAGATGTAGAGGTAATGCTGCCTACCTTTGCACCACCTGAAATGCTTATATTCTCTAAATTGGTTGTGCCGTAAGAGGTATTTTGCAGATAATTAGTAAATACAACGCTTCCCGATGCGCTTGTAACAGTTAAATGATTGGATGAAGCGGTTAGTCCGCTCCCTACTAAATTCCAGTTTCCCGTATTTGTCCAATTGTCATTTACTAAAGTTCCGTAAGGAGTATAAGTTCCGGGTTGCGCATAAGCCTCTAATCCAGCCCAATTGGGATAGGTAGTTGTGCTTGACGATGGGGTCGCTGTTTTGTTGCTTAGTAATTCTCTGGCATTTAACTGCGTTTGTCCGCTACTTGTAAAGTCGTAAAAAGACTTTGTTATACTGTTAATAGTATTTACAGTTGGATTGGGATAAGAGCCTGTCAAATCACCCCCTGCGGCTCCTGATGGAGGTAAAGACGACGGTATATTACTCAATAAAGCCAAAGTACCGTTTGCTGCCTGATATGTTTGTGTAAACGTACCGGCTGTAACGGTTCTATTTAGGATTAACGTATTAGAGTGCCCATCATCAAAGGTTAATGTAGTTGGTTCTATGTCAACATGCGCCACATCAATTACCTGTACAAGCGCAGGAGCAACTATTGTAGTTGCCGTACCACTTCCACCATATGCGTCTATTTCGGTAAAGCTAACCGCATCTGTCGTACTTAATCTCTGATTTTCTAAAGGTTGTGAATAGTTTACCAATTGCCAATTCCTAGCATATCCTTGCGCATTTGTACTATCCGATTTAAGTTTATAAATAGCGGATGCGCCGCCTGAATGCAAATAAGTTGATAACATTACCGCCGTATCAGCTATATTCAGCTTTAGGTTTAAACCCGATTGCGTACTCGTTCCTGTGTAATGGTTGAACTGGTAGCCTGTAAGTAATTGCACCCAATCCCCTGTTATGGTATTCAGGAAACCAATCTGTGCATTGCTGGCATTGCCGCCACGCTGATACCATGAATTAGGGGTGAACGACGATATAATAGGCGGTGCTGTTAGCTTTGTGCTGTCATTTGTTGGAGCTTGCGCCGAAGCGAATAAGGGCAATAACAGTATGAGTAATATTAATCTGCGCATAGTTGTTTTGTTTATGGTAAAAATAATACAAAAAATAATACATTAAACAAAAACTTAGTTGTACTTTTACAACATGAATAGACCGCAAACAATAAAGGAATATGCCGATAGCCGAAACATATCGGTACAGGCAGTTCCACACCTTAAAAAAGTAAAGATTATTGAAAAGCCGCTTTGTATCGAATGGGACGGTGAATGGGTTGAGGTTAAAAAGCAGAAATTTGTACAGATATTGTAACACTTCTGTTACAAAGTTGCTTGTATTAAATAAAGTCGTATACTTGTATTGTCAAATGAATGACACTTAAAAATTTGCAAAACAATGGAAACTTCAACAATCACAACCGCTAAACCAACTCAAGAATTATTAACTCTTGCAATCGCTAAAGCATCACGCTTACAGCCACAAACTCAAATCAGATTAACAGCTGATAATAATTCTTATTATCTGTTTAATATAGCTGGTTTTCTTTATATCGGCGTTGACCCTAAAGAAACAAGCGTTAAATTTTTCAAAAACAAATCTGAATATACTATGAAAGACAAAGACGGTAACGTTCAATATGATAAGCTTCAATTGCTTATCGGTAAATTATAACCGTAAGTTTCGCAAATTCTTGCGGCTTATGCGGCCCCCCCCCCCCCCCCACAAG